AGCCTCTTACTTTAATTCCTCTTGTATTTGTTTGAAAATTATATAATTCACTAAATTGTTCTTGTAATTTTTTTTCACTATTATCAACAAAAGATTTATAATCATCTTCAATTGTTGTTTCGACTAATTTATCTTTTTCTTCAATAATAAATTCTTCTAAATCTTTACTTAATTTATTAAAATCTAGATTATATTTATAACTTAAAAAATTTAGAAATTGTGTATATTTATCCATAGATTTCTTAAAATCAAAGTGTTTTAGAAACTTTTCAAAATAAAATAAATTTTTATCTTTTAAAATATCTTCAGGTGAAACAAAACTTAAACAAACATATTTTTGTCCACCAATTGGCTTATCTTCATCTAATAAATCTACATATTTTGAGTCATTATTATTTTCGACTTTTCCATCTTTTACTTTAGCATTTTTTTTGTTAGACATATTATTATATAAATTTATCTTAATTTTAATTTTAAGTTATTTTTTCATTAACAATTTAATATAAATATTAAATTTAATTTAATTATTTTTTTCTTGGTTATTATTATAAACAAAATGAATCCAGGCATGGGAGAATTAGTAAAAAGAGCTATCAAATATTTAGTAGAAGGTTTAATGGTTGCTATTGTCGCATTCGTCATTCCTCCAGAAAAACGCGCCTTGAAATTTGAGGAAATCGCTATTATTGCTTTAATGGCGGCTGCTACATTTTCGATTCTTGACACGTTTGTTCCTAGTATGGGTGCAAGCGCGCGCTCAGGTGCTGGCTTCGGTATAGGCGCCAATCTTGTCGGTTTTCCGAAGCTCTAAATTAGCACGTAATATGATGTTAATTAATAATAATAATATATTTTTAAGAAATATATTATTTTTTATTTAATTGATTAAATATTTAAAAATATACGACTATTACTATTTAATATGATTAACTATATTTATATGATTTTTTGTAAAAATCATTTTGATGATAATGGATGTAAAAATTTTTATATAGGTCATACCAAAAATTTAAAAATTCGGGAAGGTTTACATAAAAGTTCTTCAAATAATATTGCTTCTTCTAAATATAATTATCCAATTTATAAAATTATACGAGATAATGGTGGATGGAATAATTGGTATATGATTGAACTAGAAAAGTTTGAATGTTTAGATGAAAGACAAGCACAAAAAAAAGAAAATGAATATATTAATATTTTTAATCCAGATATGAATGATAGAAAATCATTTTTATCAAAAGAAGAAAAAAAAAATTTATATAAAAATTGGGAAATTAAAAATAAAGAAAAAAGAAGCCAACAAAAGGCAATATATTATCAAGAAAATAAAGAATACAAAAATGAACAATTTTATTGTGAATGTGGTGGAAAATATACTTTTTCACATAAAGCAAGACATTTTAAAACTGAAAAACATCAAAATTGGTTAAATTCTTGCGCTACTTGTTCTTAATTTTATGAATAAGTATAGACATAAAAGTAAGCTAAATTCTTAGTTTATTTACGACCATTTCTTGTTTTTCTTTTTTTTTGTTTCTTTACTTTACGCGATTTTCTTTTCTTTTTTTTAGATTTTTTTCCAGAAGCATTTTCTGGTAATAGTTTATTTAAAAATCTCCCTAATCCTCTAGCATCTAAAGATTTTATATATAATGCTAAGTTTAATTGTGTATCATTTTTTATATCAGGAAATTCATCTAATAAAATCTCAGTAAATGCTACTACATCAGGATGGTCATAAGATTTTTTTAGTAATTCGCTTACTTCTTTTTGAACTATTTCTTCATCTTTATTATGTGACATTATATATAATATAATAATATTAATTTTTTAGCTAAATTCTTAGCTTATTTACGACCACGTCTTGTTTTTCTTCTTTTTCTTTTTTGTTTTCTTGCTTTATGAGTTTTTATTTTCTTTTTTTTACCTACTCCAGCTGCATCTTCTACTTCTTTGTCTTTAATCTCTCTTTCTAATATTTGTATTCTTTTTCGATGGTTCTTTCTTTGTTTATTTCTTGAATCCAATTGATAATATTCTTCACGTTCTTGTGGTGACGGTCCTTCAAGTGGCCATCCAGTAGGTATTTCTTCTTCAGCTCCATGAGTTCTAGTAATATAATTTAATATCATGTTCTCAAGTAATATTTCTTTTCTTATTCTTTCTTTCTTAATATTTTCCAGTTGATTTGGAGTTATAAATTTATTTTTATATTCATATGGAATATATATATCTAAGTGACTCATTAATATATAATAAAATAATATAATATATTAATTTAATCTAAATTCTTAGTTTATTTACGACCATTTCTTGTTTTTCTTCTTTTTGATTTGGTACTTTTAATTCTTTTTCTTTTAGTTTTTCTTTTCTTTTTTTTACCTCCGCGTGTTTCTTTATTAGGTATTACTTCTTCTCCTTCTCCTTCTCCTTCTCCTGAATTACTTATATCTTCAAAAAGACTTTCATCAAGTCCTCCGTTTTCTTTTTTCTTTTTATAGTCATCCATAAGTACTGGAAGTTGTTGCATTTTTCCAGTCTTTCGTAGCCAATTAGCTAAATCTTCAGTCTTTCGTAGCCAATTAGCTTCTTCGTCATTATCATCTTGTTCGTATTCGAAATCTGTAGCTATCATTTAATATAATATAATATATTATAATTAAATAAATAAAATTATTAATATTTTGTTATTTTAATATGAATAAACCAATTATAGGAATTTTAGCAAGTCCTTATATAACTGCTGAAGAGAAGAGAGAACAGGTATTTTTAACAACTTTTTTTATAAAATTTTTTAAAGTTAATAATATAAATTTTATAATAATTCCTTATAATCTCTCAAAATTTAAATTAAAATCTATTATGAAGAATTTAGATGGGTTGCTATTCCCAGGTAGTCAAATAGGTAATTATTATTATAGTAAAGAATTTACAGAACATTTAAAAAAACAAAAAATAATATTAAAAATAGCAAAGTCTATAAATAATTCCGAGAGATTATTACCAATTCTATCAATATGTCATGGATTTCAAAATTCTATGTTAATTGAAAGTAAACAAGATAAAAATAAATTATTTATAGATGTTAATACTTATTATAATTATAATAAGCACACAAAATTTACAAAAGATGGAGAGAAACTAAGTAAATTTTATAATAAATCAAAAAAGATAGTTCATAATAATAAATTGGGAATCTCTCCAAAAATGATAAATAAAACAAAAAAAATAAAGTTATTTGCAAAAACAAAAAATAAAAACAATAAAGAATTTATTGAAATTATAAAATATAAAAAATATCCATTTTATGGATTTCAAGGTCATGTAGAGAGAACTAATCCAGAATTATTAATTCCTTATTTAATAGATGTAAAAAAGTCATATTATAGAAGATGTATTCTCTCGAATAAAAGTTGTAAAATAAAAAAAATAGTTACTGGAAAAACAAAAAAATGTAAAAATATATCAAAAAAAAGAAGCAAATGTATTATATATAATATTTAGTCATCAACTTCATAATAAATAATAATTTTATTACAATAATCCCAAACTTTATTTCTTGTAATAATATCATTAATACCAAAATAATCAAAATTAATAGGTTTCACTATATCGTTTTTACTATAACTATAATAAAATTTATCAAGATATTTTCGAGAGAACTTTTCACCATCAAGAAAATTTTCAGAAAATTGTGGCCAATGAATAGCCAACGCATGATCATTATCCCATAATCCATCACCTTTAATATCACAAATACTAGGACCTCCCCATCTAAGTGTATTAACGTTAATAGAGATAATTTCTTCCATAATTGATATTATTAATAGAAGTAAAATAAATAATATCAATAACATCAATTTTTTTTAGATCTAACATATTTCTTTTTTGTTTTTTTATTTTTTTTATTATTACTATTTTTTGTTTGTTTTTTTTTATTTTTTTCAGAAGGAATATATCTTAAGAACTGTTCATCGTATTCTTTAGATCCATGTTTTAAATTATTTTCACGTAATTCTTTATATTTTTTCGATTTTTGAGATCTATTATCTTCTAATGTATGATGTTTACCTAAGCAATTTATACTAAATCTCTTTAATAATCCTTTTTGTTGTAATCTATTTTTTAATTGAACTTTAAATAAATATTCAGACATACAGATTAATCTATCAATATCATAATAAGGTCTATTAATATATATAAAAGTTAAATAAAAAGACAACATAGTATCAATAGTAGCAATTTTTATTTTTTCACCATTAATATAAATTATATTATAACTATGACAAGAAGTAGTATTATAAATATAACATAATACATCTAAATTATTATCATTACCAACCATAATTTCATAATGTTCACTAATTAATTCTCCTATACCAGGTTTTTTGTTAATTTTAATATTTTTATATCCTTCATAATTTAATTGTTCTTTAATAATATTAGAACTGGTTTTAGCATCTTCTGATAAAATATCAAAATCAGGTATATTAGAAAGTTGTTTTTTTTGTTTTTTTGGCATATAATTTCCATATAAACTAGCGGCATAACCACCAAAAAAAACTAAACCTTGATTTATAATAGATTTTCTTACAATTTTATAAATATCATCAGCTATAATTTTTGATCCTTCATAATCTCTAACAAAATTTGTATTTTGACATTCAATACCTTTTAATGGATAATTTTTATTTAATAAAATTAGTCTTTTCAAAACTTTTTCCCATCTTCCAACATCACCCATAGGTCTTGATAATTCAAGATACATACCCATTCGTAAAAAATTAGGTGGACAATAAGAAATACCATTAATTTTA